CAATGGGGTAGTATCTTCTCCAATATCATAGGTATTGTCTGTGTCAGGTAATATATCCCCACTAAGTACAGGTGCAGCTATCATAGATTCTATCTGGTCTCTGACTGCATTTTGAGTTGGAGGGGACCAGCTACCATCCCACGCAGTTGCATCATAAGGCGTGTTGTCAGCCGTAACTGGACCAAATGGAGAGTTAGTCGGCTGAGCAAGTGCAAGTGAGGAAAGGCACAGAGAAAATAAAACTGAAAGTATTAACTTTTTCATCTCGAAGCTCCAATGAGTTCGTTTAATTTTCGAACGATCTGAGACCTAAGTCCCAGACCGTTCAGGAGGAAACATGAAAGTTAGAGGTTAAGCTAGTGTGTTGTTAAGGCCAACGCCATTGAGGACAGCACACTTCTGCGGCAGACCGAATTCCAGGCCGCATTCAGTGAGATACTCCTCATTGGTACCATCGAGACGTCGATTGCCATAGCCTTCAGGGTGAGTCTTGGAAGAGGTCTCACCGTAGAAAGCTGTGTCGTCGATGTACTTGTAGGTCAGTTCCTTCGGCTCCAAAATCACACCCATGTTACGAGTTGTAGCATCGTAACTGAAGAGCGGATGAGTTTTCATGTAGATAGTCCCGAAAGGAGTGATCCACTTTGTAATCTCCATTCCGTAGGTTTTTTGTGCCGGCTGGAGGTTAATCTGCCCACCTGTCATTGCCAGTGCGTCGATGCCAAGGAGGAAGCCTGAGCCGCAAAGGCAGAGTTTCTCATTGGAGCCGTAGCGAAAGACCTGCTCCAACATAGCCTTGAACCAGGTCTCACCACCGGCTGCCCAGGTCTGTCCAGCGTAGGTTGCGTTGAGGGTGTAGTCATTGCAGTTTGCCGGAGCATACTGACGGATGAAGTTGATCACACCCATAGTGGTTCGCTCAGGCTTGCCATTGTCTCCGACGTTCTGAGTACGAATGCCCCAGAGGTAGGCCAGCTCCATTTCCCACGAGTGCATTTCCAGCGCTTCGGCCTTGGCCTTCTGGTACTGGTCACCAGTTCGGAGGCGAGTCTTACGGGCCGTCCTGGTAATGCTCAAAGGCGTCCGGAAGATCTGGGTGTAGTTCCAGACTTCAACCGGATTGAGGGCGATGGAATCAGGCATCTCGCCACCCTCAGGGTTAATGTTACCGATGATTTTGAAGGAGTCGCAGTCCTGCAGATCGTGGCCAGTGGCAGTTGCATTGTCGTCAGCTTCCAGGAGTTTCACTGTGAGTGTAGCAACAACTCCGATCGTGACCCCAGTGACCTTGCCGACTACGTCTACGTTGTAGTCAGAAGCATCACGGAGGAGGATCTGATGACCTTCACGGATGCGAGTTCCGAGTGTTGCGGAGACGGTTACATATAAGATGGTCCCAGCCACTCCACCACCTGCGTAGGCGACTGAAAGGTCAGGGAGTGTGTAGATGCCAGTGACAGTTCCCATGACTGCAGTTTGTTCCTGAGTCCACCAGTGAAAGCGGGGATCGTCGACTTTTTCACTGCCCATCATGGACAGGATGGCAGTCAAAGGTGCCATGCCGTTAGGGTACAGATAAAGGATCTGTTCCCTCCAGTTTTCCGGACGCTGGTTTGTTACCCAGTCGCCATTACCTCTCATTCCGAGAAACATAGTTGGTTACCTCCAGTTTATGAATTAGTTCGTTTAAAAATTAAACGGACTGTTAAGGTTAAAGTTACTGTTGCTGCGGTGCAGCACTGGTACCAGCTGAGGTCGTAGGTGCAACAGTGCCAGGAGGCGACGTGGTCAAGTCACCAGGCCATGCTCCAGGTGCGAGTCCAGGTAGCCAGGCAAGTCCGTCACTGTAGAGCAGGAGTCGATCACACTTGCCATCCATCACGATGTCTCCACCCCAGCATTCAGAGTCATCTGAATCGGCCACAGTGACCGTGTTCACTGCATCTGCATTCCTGACGATGATGGAGTAAAAACGTCCCTTTGCTTCCGCAACAGGGGGAAGTGTGAGAGTGATCGGTCCGCTGTCACCATCTGCACTCGGACGCATGACGTAGTCACGAGTAGTCATCTGGTAATCAGCATTCGGATCGTGGTACTTGTCTACTACCTCACGATAGTGCTGTTCGTTGTTTTGTTCCAGTCCCATTTTGAGTTACCTCCGTAGTGTTTTATTCATCTCATCTAGCTCAGAGATGAGTGGATCTGTTATTTGTTTAACTTCTGTTTGTCTAACTCCTGAACGAACCTTAGGTAATCGAGGAGGAGTTTTCCTCTGTTCATCGTTGACTTTTTTTTGTAGCTCTAAGCGTGATCTAGCTTCAGATGCTACATCTGTTAATAGATCCTCTAACGATTTGTCAGGATTAGCCGACGCCACATCTTCCCATACACTTGCTACGACCTTCTTAAATGGGAGAAGGTCTTTGTTATCATTGTAGAACTGCTCACTTGCACGTTGGAGATTGGTTACAATGCTTACATTCTGCCTCACTACATTAGGAATGGAGCGAAGCACACCTTCCTCTAAAGACCTCTTTGAATTGTTTATAGCATCTATTGCCTTCTGATAGACACTGTTGAGGAGTTTGTTAAACTCCTTTGGATCACGAGAGAGATCGTCTAAGTCAAGATCACCAATGAAGTCTTGTTCTTCAAAGGTGAGTGGAGATGGTTCGGGTGGTTGCTCAGGTTGAGGTTCTGGTTCTGGTTCAGGTTCCTTGACCTTTTCCTTCTCTGCAAGTTTCTCACGTAGCTCACGGATGAGCTTGTCCTTTTCATCTTCTTCAGGCGCAGCAGTTGTGGGTGAGTCGGTTGTAGGTGCAGAGGTTGCAGGTGCATCTGTAGCAACTGGCTCACCAGCAGGTTCATCACCTGTAGATTGTTCTTCTTTTGGTTCGTCACCAGTTGGTTCATCACCAACAGGTGTGTCTCCAACCTGCTCACCAAATGCTTTGAGCATTTCACCTACGTCATTTTTCACTTCTTCATCATGTTCCATAGCTTCCTCCAGTCCGTTTAAAAATTTAACAAACTTACTTCACTGACAAATCACGCCATAGTTCCTTCCAGTAACCATAGGTAGCGTCACCATCTCCTCCGACGTTCACTAGGGCAAGAACATCATCTTGTTCCATATTTAAGGCAGTAAGTGCTGGCTGATTTAAGTAGATGTGACCATCAGACTTCACACCATCCAGGAAGGAAACTTCATCATCCTGGGCTATGAATACCTTGATTTGGCCATCAAGGCCCATACGGAGATACTCGATTTCAGCTTCACCAATACTTGAGATGAAGATAATCTCTATCCGAGTGGTTGAAAGATCTACTCCGATAACAAGTGCTATGTCACCAGCTGCAATTGTTAAGTTGTTTGTAGTAACACTTGCTGGATCGAGCACTATGGCATTGATAGCAGCAGCAAGTGTCCTTATCCAATAAGGCCAGCGGGCATTGAGTTCCTGATCAGTCGGTTGGGTTACGCTCAGAGTCATTTTTCTTGTCCTCCAAGATCTGGGTAAATATATCGAGAATGTTTAGGAAGTACGAAACAGCTTTTCTTCTACCCTTGATGTCACCAAGGTGGATCAGTGTCTCAGATGAATTAGGGACTATCTTATATCCTTCATCATCAGTATGATGCTCACCTACTATGTCATATTCAAGTTGAGCACGATAGGCAAGGTCTTCAAGTTCAGCCTTCATGTCGAGCCAGAGTGTAGATTCTTTGAATGCCTCGATCTCGCTCAAGGTGGTCCTTATTGTCTTTTCATCTACCTTCATCACACAGCTCCTGTCGGAATCATGTTACCAGCTTGGACCTGATTCATTACTTGCTCATCTGGCATTACTTGACCTTGGACCTGACCAAGGTTTCGTTTGAAGTCTTCCACGTTCTTCGCACCAAGTTGCTGTGCTATGTACATGAAGATGCGAGTTACGTCAAATTGTTGCATTAGTTCAGGATTCGTACCTATGACCTTAAACATCTCAATCCATGCATCGGAGAAGTTGCCTCCAGGGATGGAACCATCTCTTACGATCACATCGTAGTTGATTGCTAAGTCATAGGGAGTGACTCTAGTGTTTCTCTTGCCACCAAAAATAGCTGTTAGTTGTTCTGCATGCCTACCTACAATTCGTGCGTAGGTGTCCTGAGACATATACTGTTGAGAGTGGACTGCAAACATAGTGCCTATGTCTTGCATAAATTGCATACCGATAGTCATTGCCACATGCTGGAGACGACTCATTGCTGAACCACGAGTGCCTTGGAATTCAGATCGTGTAAGTCGCTCAGGACCACCTTGGCGAAGAGCACCTTGCATTGACTGGTCAGCACCACTTGCTCGATCCATCCACTGGGTGATGTAACTTGCATCAGCTATGTTTGCACGAGTTATGTCTTGTACTGCAAGTTGCTGAACTACTTTGTCAACTCCACGTCCCCACGCTGGACGACGTAAGCGGATGAGCTTGCCAGGTTGTGGATCTTTTAAATCATTGATGTTGACCAAGTAAGGATCAACAACTATCATGTCATTGATAGATTTGCGAACATTGCTGATGTGTGAGTTGAAGAGGAAGTCTAGTGTGTGCTGGAGACCATAAACAGCCTCGAGTCGTCCAATAGGTGTAATCGAGTAGCCATCAAATTCAGAGGATGCAACTGCCAGTGGATACATTCCGTGGTTGTGATCTGCTCGTTCACAAGCTATGATCACATCATCTGCAGCAAGTTCAAAATACCACTTTTCTGGATATTCACCTTCGCTGAGCTCCCAGTCTCTTGGGATGAGGGTGATGTACATCTTGATTACATCAACTGGATTTGTCGTATTAGTCATTGAACGATTGAGTTCGCTTGAGCCACCGTGACGAGTTTGGCGATCACTTTGGTCAAGTGCAAGAGTTGATCGTTTGTCCTTCTTTAGTTTCAGATATGTGACATTGAACAGACTTGTACCCTGCTGAGACTCTTCACTCAGCAAATTCATGTAGTTATCACGATCTACCCACCCCATAAACTCTCCAGACT